CCAGGATCAAAAGTGATAGAAGGACCAGTCCATTCAAGACCAAGTTGGTTAGCTCGGTTCCTATCAGCTTTTGCGCGTGAAACACACGTTGAGCAGACCCTTTGTTTGTCTAGATAAACCCTTTTTTTTGTGAATAAAGATCCACAAGCACAAACCTGTGGCCCCATCACTGGTTCTTGTGCCACTTCCAAACGTGCAAACCAAGGGTTTAATGGGTAATCGACTTTTGTTTCTTTTTTTGTATTTAATGAGGGCTCAAATGCCTTTGCGAATGGATTAAGGCATTGGTTGTTGACAACTCCTGTGCTAATCGGAATTGGAATCAATGGCGGTGTGTCAATAAAAGGGGGATCTATGTCTAATAGGTTTAACATTTCTTTAGACAATGGTTTCACACCCCAATCTTTTTTTCTTGCGACAAACTCACGCCTAGCTGAGTTAAGACTAAAGATATAACTCCCAAACCATTGGTCTTGTTGGGGAAACGGAACTATTTCCCACAGTGCACATGTGCTCTCATCATTCAAAGGCTTGAATTGATACAGACCTTGAGGCATATGTGTGGGGACAGTTATTCCAATATTGTCGTTAACCTTGATTTTTGTCAAATCAAATTCAGCCACTGAGAACAAAACCGGTGGAGCTCGAAGCAAACAACTCATAAAATCATTTCCTCTCGGCATTATATCATAGAGCAATCTATGATTAAGAGTCATTTCAGCTTGCTCATTAGTTACCCACCATTGTTTTTTTGCCCAAACCAGTGGGTTATTCGTCATATGATTGGGGTGATCAACCAATCGCCACCCTTTGAATATGTTAGCCATCATGTCAAAGTCCTGTTGAGTGTGGGCCTGAGATGTTGCCTTAAACAAAGGGTTAGTGAAAACTGGTTTAGATCGCCAGGCTCTCGCTCTAGATTCATTTCTCATCAAGATGAATCTATCTCGAGCAACAACACCACGACTAAACTTTTGTAGATTAATGGCGAAATGGTCAACACGCGCCTTAGTGGCCAACTCTCTCTTGAGAGTGGTTGATAAGACCCATGAGCGACACGTCGATTGTAATTTAATCGCCCAGTTTAATGAGTCATTATCCTTGGATGCCTGCTGATCAGATGTTAAGCTATCCAGGGTCAAGTCGGATATTTCGACATAATTTGTGGGAGCCAGCACTGGCGCCTCTATGACCGCCACATTTTTAATCTCGTCTTCTACTTTTTTTCCGATTTTATTTAATTTCCTGACCTTGTACCCTCTCCAAACAGATTGGATTCGGACAGCTGCAAGTGATCGGGTTTTACGAGCAGTTTCCAACACAATAATCTGCGCCAGAGCTTGGTTTCGCCGGTTTTCTTTCTTTCTCATTTTTTCTAATTTTGCGGATCTTTGTTTCCAGAATAACCTATATCCTTGAATTAGTGGCAGAGACTTTGTTGGCCCTGGAATGGTCATAGTTGCCACCTCTTTCCGAAAGTGGCGAACATTTAACCAAGCGGATATGAATTCGCTTACTCTTGTGAACATTGTAAGAATTTCACTTACTTGAGGCGGTTACCTCTATTTTTTTTTTTTTTTTTCTTTTTGTTGGCTATGACAAAATAGTTTCGCAAACTCAGTGATTCTCTCACCGGTTAATACTTTTTGGAGAAAGCGAAGTATAATGTCATCCTAATGGGTGATGAGCCGTGATCTCTCTACACCCAGGATCATTTGCTCGAGTTGGTTTACCCATTCGAAAGCCTTACGGCGAAGAATAAATCATTTATCATTATTTAAGTGTTTCATCCTTAATAGTTACCATCAAATCCCCTCTTTCAACTGGGACCCAATCACTTACGAATTTACTTCCATGAACAGAAACTTTGAAAGCGTTGCCACTATAAGAGAAACTTTTTGTCACATCTAAAGTTATACTTGGAATTTCTGGATTTACCCGCACAATTGATTTACCAGAGGCAGTCACGACCTCAATAGGCAATCCGGTCATATTATTTATGTAAAAACCCGTTCGATTAGGCTCTAAGGCTCTACATGAACTAATAACCAGTGTCTTTCTGGTTGGTCTTTTTCCTCTCGAATAAAGCTTCTTAGGGTATTTGGTCTTGGCTTGTTCTTTCGACATCCCATCTTTTATTGCTATTGCTCTTAATATCAAAGTGGAATCCGATTCGTCGCCAGATTCTGGGCCACTTTGTATTCCCAAACCTTTTGTGGACCCTTTGGTTTCTTTTAATAAGGAAGCTTTAATCACGCTTGGTGACGTATTTTGCAAAGATAATCGGTCTTGTTGGGCCCTTCGCTCTCGGCGGTTTTTCTGAAACGACGTGAACCGAAGAGCTCGCTCAGGAGTTAGTCGGAATGTTTTCGGTGGGTGTAATAAACCATCCTCGCTGTCTTCCACGTCGACATAAAGCTTATTTAAAGAGGCCTCTAACTGTTCAAACTTTTTAAGAGAGAAATTCTTTAATGGCCGTGACCAGGCTACTTTTTTGTGCAGAGATTCAATCTGCATATCAGATAAACCAGGCTTTATCATAGCCAATAACTCCTCAAACCCTTTGCCTAGATTTTGGGAGATGGTTTTAAACAACGGCTCTGTCCTAATATCATCATCAAATGTGACAGCGAGTTCAATTGTGTGGTCACACTCGAACAACCTGTCAACAAATTTTTGATCTATAGAATCCTTTTTAAGATCCACGATTAGTGGGTTGGCGATGTTTTTGAAAGGAATAGACAAATTATGCCGATAGGACTCTTTGCAATTCATCATCAAATAAGTTTCTTCGACTGGTATGTTCAAAGACTCAAAATAATCCAATAGCGTTTCAAATTTGTCGTCTTCATCCATCTCCTGATCATAAACAAGACACATAACCACAACTCGTTGGAATTTTGACAAGGTTTTGCGCATGCCTTCAAGTGCATTAAACTGCACAATCGAACCGTGAAACCTAGTGTCATCATATCCAATTGTGTCTATTATAGAAAATTGCTGGTTAAAATTGCTTATCTCATAACGAGCCCAGCTGAAAGTGTCAGATTCATAATCATCGCTCGGGATCACGGGAGCTCCGAGTTTATTGGCTAATAGGGTTTTCCCTACTCGTGTTGGCCCTATGACTAAGAAGACTGGTTTTTCTAGCAAATATTTTGCATCAGGTTCCCTTGCCAGAGTCAAGCTCTTCATCTTAGGGCTGCTTATCGCCAAAACGGTATTGGTCGGCGACGTTAGGCTCCTGGTAGATAGATATTGTGAGTGTTCTTGATTGACTTTCGCTTGTGTGGAATGTTTTCTGCTTGAGTCGACAAAGTCATCATATGACACAATCGAACTAGTATCTGAACCTCCCTCCAACCAGTCTCTTGCAGGAGGGCGCACCTTTAACTGGGATTTCGAAGGGTCTTGTACGAAATAATCGGGGTACTCTCTTTCATAAAGCTGTAGGTTCAATTGGTATTGTGACCAACGCATGTCTCCACGAGCATCTATCCTCTGCTGGAGCAAAGCAGATCGATAAACCCTGAATTCAGTGTTGGAAACCCTCTGAGCCTCGGCTTGTTTTTCTAGTGCAAGGGCATCAACGGTTTCTTTTGCCTTTTGATCATCCGGGGATTGCCCTTGTTGGGTGGGCCTAGCAGATCCACTAGTTGAAGGTGGATCCTCAAGTTTTGGCTTGTCGGATGACTTCCAAATTTGGTTTGTTGGCAACACTATGTTGTAACGATTTGATTTCCGTTCCTTTTGCTTTGTGGGCACCAAATCAAGAATATAAGCCGTACCGGCCTCATGATTGTCAATCCGGAAAGGTGCTTGAGAAAAATTTGAACAACTTCGTAAAGGCATATATTTGGCCATGATACTAAAAGTCCAGTGATCGTTGAGGGCACCTTGAGTAGATTTGTATTTCCTCATCAATCCAATGTTTGGTTCAATTCTAACCTCAACAAAAGCTTCTCTATTTAACACTGGTATGGAGCATATATAAACACTAGTAGGTTGGATTGGAACAGGGTCGTCTATAACTTCATTAACCCAATTTTGGTCCAAGCCCTCATTTATCACTAAGTCTTGTAGACGGCCCGCTAGGATTTGCCGCACTTGCGGTGGCAAAACAGACTTCGGGACCAAAGTCAATTCATGTTTTTCAGGAACATATGAGTCAGTGGTGTACTCTAAGCCACAACACTCTGTTGTGATAAATTTCTCAACGGAAAAAATGTTTTGCTCATTGATTATCAATGGAGCCAAACAAATGAACTTCTCGACAGCGTACACAGGGTATTTGGTCCTATCGTGGAAGATAGGTAGGATTGTGTCCCCGAATGGTCGATTTAAAATCGAACCCCTTGGGTACCTTGCACAATTTGCTCGGTCATAGTCAAGTTGATAGTGGCCACACTGGTGGCCTTGCATACAACACATCCATCCTACTTGTATCCATAACGGAAAATCAAGTTTTTGTAAACTACCCCCATGTTGATCCGGGATCAAAAACAACCCACATCTCCCATCAACAAAAGCAGCGTATTCCCCTTTCCTTTTCGCTACAATGATGTGGAAGCGAGCTGATGGACGCTGCAGTAGACAACATGCAGTTTGTGTTCGGGTATTTTTAACTTCTGTCCATCCTGAAGACATCGATCTCAACAGCGACCAAGTTTGCTCGTGTTTGGTCCGTTGTGAATTTGTTGGTTCAAAACTTATTAAGTCAAATGGAGTTTTTGACATATTATATGGATGAACCGATTTAAGATCAAAAACAGCTTCGCTTATCGCATGATCTTGCTTGACTTTTATCTGTCTCAATTGCCATCCTGGCGCTAACGCCAATCGTCCCGGGACAAATTTTGTTAAATCTATTGACCCCAAAGTCAAAAGAACTCTGGTCTCCTTGATTACTATCAACCACGGATCTAAAGCAAAAGCGAACCTCCCATCAGATTTACCACAGATTGAGAAGCCAACTTCATAATGGTCTGCTTCCAATTTATTATTCACCTTTAATTTAAATGTTGCAGTTGGTAATCCATGAGCCGGTGGGAACCTGCAATGAGACATGTTCACAGCTTTGAGGATGTTATGATCTAAGGATGTGAATCTATCAATGAACACTAAATAATAACCACCATAAGCTCCAAGCAAAGGCAAAAAGTCTTGCTTGTCCTGACAGTTCACACATTTATAAACATAACCATTGGTTGGGATGAATCCATGGACATTTTCCCACATTAAAGCTACTCGTTTATAAATATCGATCAGGCCGAGATCTTTGATTAGGTTAATATAAAGATCTAGGTCTTTTTTCACAATGGATGAGAAATGATCCAAATCATGACAGGGGCAAGCATAAACCCTTGACAATCCAGTGGGAACACTGGCCGTTATTATCCTTGTATTGGAACAAACTAACTTTTGCTCTAGTTCCATGTCAATTACGGGCAAGCTGTCTGCCGATAATTCAATCAAATTTACTTCCGTTAAATGAGCCAGTACTAAAGGGGTGACGATTGCAGCAGCCACTCCCAATGAAAAGAAAACGATTAACCAGAACATATTGCTTGATTTTCACAAGACTTGAGCTTTCGCCCTATCCGCACCTTCCACTCTTTTAAAATTATGTATCACAAAACTAAAACTAGCTTGTTGTCCAACATTTGCACTTTTGTCATCGGCATGTCAAATGCCACAACTGGTATAGGATCAATGAAAACTGATTTTGGGACATAGTGTAATGGGCCCAAACCATTAGTTAAATTTTTACTAGCCCAGATTTTATTTAGTTGCGATCGAGCATAACCAGCTTGGATCATCATCCACTGACAATCACTATGTATGATGAGACCTCCAACAGGGTTGTCGATCACCAATGGTGGAGGCCCCACATTTCCTCTTATCCACACCACACCACAATTATCAGGATAAAAAGCTGCTAATATACACGTAAGAACTATAGGATTTATATCAGCACCAATTTTTATACTGTATAGATCGACGGACCCAAAAGGCGCCCCCCCAACCCGAAAGGTGATCGCATAAGAGTGCCTATAAGGATTGATTGATCTAAAAGGGTCATTATCATAAGCCACTTCTACGATTAGTTGATCCTTTGGCAATCGACTAGCCTTTGGTGAAATTAGTTCCATCATATTCACAAAGCTTGGAGAATAAGGATAAAAAGCCTCTCGATCTAATAATAGATCTGGTGTTAGGTTTTGAAAATTGCGATCGATAGACGATCGAATCGTGTAGTCAACAATTTGCCTGTTCAAAAATCTTAGGGTTTGTTTGAACTTATTAAGAGATGGCCACACTCTACTATTAGTAGAAATAAACACAGGGTTAATGGAAACCGAGCGATCAATCGATGACAAGTAACCCGTAAACGGACCACAAGGAACCACGAGATTGTTGGTGATCCCGACACACGTACAAGCTATATTACCTTGTAAAGTTTCAACAAAGAATAAACCAGCAGCTAGCAAATCGCAAGAATTGGTAAAATTTCCTAAGAGGCATTCCCCTGAGCCTAATTCATTAGAATTCTCCACTATGAGGTTGATCAGCTCATACTGGCTTTTTTCAACTTTAAGATCATACCATTCTTGTTTGACGCTTTCTACGTCCATGTTGCAAGACAATCTCATAAAGATGTAGAAAGCAAGGCTTAAAGTATTTCCATCCATAGTAGGGCCAATATATTGTTCAGTGATATGTACAAAATCAGATATATCACCACGGGCAGCTCCTGCCCTTTTAATCAATGTGAGTCCAACTCCGTAACTAGCCAGCAGTACTGTTTGGAACTCCGATGAGTTTATCAATTCGAAGGCTGAAGGTTTTGGTTCACTCTCAGGTCCTAAGCCACCTTTCCCTAATATGAAAGCAATGGAATCAGAGCCCCTACCTACTCGCCCCACTCTCTGCTTGTGAGTAGAAGCGCTGGTGGATCTTACCGTTATAACAGGTTTTGGCCACAATTCGGTATAATCATAGCTAACGTCAAGTTCTTCTCCAAAGTCGATCAAGCAAGTGGGATGCGGCAAAATAGTCACCCCTGTATCTACTATAGGGGTTGCAACAATGACACCTGTAGGGTGAGCATCAGGAAAGAAAGAACTTAGCTCGAAAGCTAAAATGCTTTCTCGAGCCAATGTAGCGATGATTTCTAGCACTTTTTTCCTAGTCGGGGCTACCACTAAAGCTCTTTTTAGATACGCTGGGTGTTTAGATCGAATGTCACTCCATAATGATCTGAAATCCGAATTGGAGTATACTACATTAGTGTTGAAACGTTTTTCTCCTCTGTAGTCCAAACGAACATCAAAGATTGGCATAATCGTCGGTCGCGGCGTTGCAGTGATGCCAATTCTAACATGAGCTTTTGCGAGATGGTACGCTGCTATCATCATTGGCTCCACCAGATGTGGCTCGTCCATAATGACCAGATCACCAGGCGATAGCTCAGATCGTCTAGACTGAACGAAGTGGCCATACGTTAGTATTTTGATACGTTTGTCCACAGAAGAGATTAATCCTTTGTCTAATTTCTCAACATGGTCACTAGGTAAAAAAGGGTTTGAGTATTCATTTCTAGTGACCACAGTTGGGCATAATAACCATATTTTACCAGGTAAGAACAAAATCCTGGTTAAAGCGGCTATAAAAGCTGTGCTCTTCCCTGTCCCTGTCGGCGCCACTACCAAGATTGTCGATCCAGGGGTCGTAAAGTGCACAGAGCCACTTTGAACTAGATCACTCCAGAGATCTGGAACATCAATCAAATTGTATAGGGTGCGCAATAAAGGTGGTGATATGGCGGTGTTGACGCCAGCCCACAATTCCGTAGCCCATGGTAGGACTGACGAGACGTGTTTAACGCCTGGTATAACACACCACCTCAAAGGCACAAGGCCTGTTACAATGACGCTAAATTGTTTTATCCAAGCATAGGGATCTGGAGGCATCATGTTTGATATGATTGGTGATGATCTTCCTGTCGCAATCATATAAATGTAGTTCAACGCCGCGTAGAGGCGATTTATATCTCGAGTAGTTAATGAGTACAAGTTGATAAGAATTCCAAATGTTGGGACCTGCGAAAACACAAGGAAAAAAGTTTCAACTTTCCAATAAACTAAGGTCAACAGTAATATCCTACATCTATGTAACTCCAGGTCCTCGCTTGCTAAAATGTCAAGGTTGTCATTGCTGGTTAACCAATTTAAAAACCCAAACGGGTCTTCAGCACTTCCATAAGGGTTCTCACGAAGGGCAGTTAGAAACAAACCCGATGGAGGGACACGTTTGGATCGAGCATGATACAAACTCAACCAGACAAATTTAGCTATAATGTAGTCTTGATTTCTCAAAACAGCAGTGATGTCTTGGCCTGGGAACTCAGGTAAACTTTTAGCGACATGCAAAGGTATCCAACTGTTCAGCGCTTGTCTCGTAGAGATCAACCCTAAATTTATGTTGTCGAAAAAAGTATATCTCGGTACCCAAGACAGGATTTTGCGATGATCTCTAGCCATCTTAGTTACTTGATATTCTTGAGGCTTTATCCAAGAGTCAAACACCTTATCATAAGTTGGGAATCTGTGGCTTTTCAACCACTTTAGCAATTCCGACACTTTTCCGACATATCGGTCACGAGGCTGTGTCGGTATGACTAACACCGACACCATTTCACCAAAGTCATTGTGGCCTTTTTGAATAGTGACATGCTTAAAAAACCTGCTCAGGATCTCAGTCATTTCTCTAACATACTCCTCCGCAAAGTCTTGATACACTTCGAGATGATGCGCAGTGAGCATAGTGCTACCTATCAAGCCTTCAACATGTTTCATGAGGAAAGGTATACCATGCCATCTAGAGACTGAAGTTTTAAATTCAGTCCTTTTTGACAATAATTTCAAACGATCAGATGCAATAGAGTACTCAGGCACTCGTTGCCCACGAACCTGATACATCTGTACAGATGTCCGTGGAACATCCATAGGTATTAGTCCAACCAATGATAGATTTTCGAAGCCCTCAACCTCTATAACCACCTCAACCCCAAAAGCGTCCTTGATTTTATCAATGATGAGGGGGATCCATTCGGGAGGATCATCTGAACCTATAGCATCGTCATCTCCAGCATTACCAAGTGTATTGGTTTGCCAGAAAGCGGACGGTGGTCTATCTGCCACCAATGACCAAGCAGCAATCCACATCAATCTGAATGCGTCTCTATTATCTATAGCTGTGTTAGCACCGCCTGTCATCATGCCCCCTGTTTTGTTATATTGAAAGCCAGTGCCTAAATCTACCAACATAGCATATGACAAGGTGACATAGACAGCTCGTATTTGGGCCAACGCTTGCCTATAAATAGGAGAATGTTTATATCCTATCCCCCGTAGCTCGGTCAGTCCATCGACAGTTATCACGGGCGCCAATTTACTATCGAACTCTTTAGCGTCAGCTTGTATAACGTTGATATGCTTGCGTAACCGATCGTAAAAAGGTCTAAAGCCACCTTCAGACCGAGGAACAGCATTCATAACGAAAGCTTCGGGAGGCGGTTGTCGCCGAGTTGTTTCTAAAGTAGAACAATAGGCGACTACATTGCCAACTATCTCCTGGGCTATAACTGTACGAATATTTTTCCCTTTTAACAACTTGTCGAGTGATATAACATCATCTTTGACAAAACAGTGGGCAACCGTCCCGGGATGAACGCCTTCTTCTAAGATCTTTTGAGCGACTCTAGCGCTAGCAGCAAACAATCCGACCTTGTTCATTTCCTTTTTATCCCGGTACAATGTTAGTAAAGGCAAAGTGGCGCTATATTTTTGCTTGACTTTCCGCAACGCCATTTCTGGAGTCAGGTACTTTGAATCTTCATACATTTCTGGGAACTGCCCAGCTAAAGCATGAGCAGTTTCAACCACAATATTCTTAACAATATCATCCGGGGCTGGTCGGTCGATATCATATCTTGTAATAGATTTCACTCTACGTTCATCAGTTCCGAACCAAATACCAGATATACCTGGGTCAACCCCCTGTTTGAGCAGTGTGCCAATCCATTTTGAAACACCTTCATCAACATAAACCTCTTTTGGAATCAGAGGAGCTAAACAAGCTTTATCAACATCAGCCACAGTTGGGGCCTTAGGCAAGAACATAGGCCTTATGGGTTGTTTATAAGGTAATGGCTCAGTAGGCACAATATCTTTAAACGCCCTCAACCTCGCCTCGGCCCACGTTTTATAATCTAAGTTGCGTGACGGTTCCTGCATAGTCTTACAACCTGCTAAAAAGCGCTCGGCTGGCGACATTTTAGTGAATGAAGAATTGAATAAAAGGGCCCAAACAGCTTTTGGCCTACGCCGGGCTTCCGGCAACAAATAACTTGCGAAAGCTCTAGTTAGATAACAATATTCTTGCAACGCGTCGAACTCTCTATTTGCCAAGTGGATCAACGCGCCCAAGGTCACTTCTAACAACTTATCTAGAAGATTGTACAACCCGATGCCAATTGTAGAGATTATATTTGACAAAGCCCCAAAGAAAGCCAATGGAGCTAAATGTTTCTCAGAAAAATCTTTCATGAATTGAGCTCCTTTTGCTAAATACTCAGGCCAGGTAAAATTTGTCGCTAGCCCAGCGTCAAACGTTTTCCATAACCATTTCCGGATGCTGAGGTCTATTGGATCATTCGGTGGATTTGTAGCATTTAAAACTGCTGGACACAGAGCGAGTTTACAATCATCGACTAACCAATCTTCTGCACCAGCTAATCTAACCAAAACTTCTATTAAAGCAAGGGAATTTATAGCACTTTCAAGCCCGCCGATATCACTCGACGTTCCTATATCTGATTCAGGGAATTGGAATATGCAAAGAAACTCCTGTAATAAATCAGGGTCTACCAAATGGATCCAATCGCAACACTTGCACAGCCATTGTAAGTAAATTTTCCGGTCATTTTGTCTTTCTTCAGCGGTAAGATAATTTCTAAATCCGAACGTCAAGGATCGTCGGAGTGGCTCGGGTAATTCTTGAACGCACCACTTTTGCGGGAATTTAATTTGATCTTCATAGTAGATCATGCTCACCCATTTACGAATTAAAGGCATTAACTGGAACATATCGTTAATCTCTTTAACCACTTGATCTAGAAACCCAGGCGAATTGGGCAACGCTCGGAGCTTCCTATTAAGTGATAGCATGGTATTTTTAACATCGGAGAGTTGATCTGGCGTTAATTCTTTCATCTCACCAGATCTAGAATTCTCTTTCAACGTGTCTATATCTAGTAATTTAGCTAAGTCATCCCCATGGATGACATCTGCCAAATTGAGCACTAGGTCATTATAGATTTCGTCCACCCATTCTATTTTGAGTTGTAGATACCGCGGATTCAGTTGAAGAGAAGACATTAAATCCTCAATGGCCTCCTGATGTGCGACCGCTTCTATAGACCCTGGGACAGTCACCTGACTTAGAAAACTTTCCAGAGTGTTAGTGAACGGGCCGGCCAACCCAAATGTTATCAACCTTGCCACCTTTTCCCTAAAGCGAACCACAATTGATTTGTTGGTTTTAAGCAGGATAGGCAATCGCCAGAACTCATCCATAATGTCTTCCATCATCTGAGATCTTTCAGGTGATGAAATAGATGACATAGCTTCTAGCTCTGTCGTTGTTAACATGGTGATAGATTTTCACTACCTCGGTTTGGCAACCTATTCTGACTCCTGTCATCACCAAAACATACATTGCGGCCTTGACCCGCAAAATTCAACTAGATCCATCGCCATTATCCAAAAGACACTACCAGCCGGCTTCAGATAAGTTGTACCATTTAATTGGCACCAGAGTTTCGACTATCTCATAAGCATCTGGTAAGCCACGTGCCCATCTACTGAGAAAAGTCGGGTTACTTGTTCCTAGAATAACTGTGTAGGCCCGTCTCGTTAATAAATGTCTATCTGATAATTCTTTATACAACTTGAGTTTCGTATCTACATTTGGAGAATAGAACCCTGTGGGAGGAGGATCATTTATCCACCATTTTTGCCACCGGAATTGATCAAGGCGGTGTCGCAAACCAGGGATCATAGTTGGAAACAAAGAAGTTATACAAGCTATGGCAGAATCATGGCAGATAAAAGGATATTTATCCACAAAACGGTTAGGCTTGACTAATAAATTATTGGTCAATGGCAGGACACTACAAGTGTAGCAGGTCGACTCGTTGTACCCATGCCCATTATCACATATACTCAAGGGGTAATCAGAGTGGCCAACGGGGAGCTTTGCGGATGGCTTGTTGTCCAGCCCAAACACGGATATATCAAGGCCAGGAAGCCCAATCATTGAAAAAGAATCAAGAGACATGGTTCCCATTTTACCTTTATAAACTTCATCGATCGCTCCGATCCAAGAACAAAAATGATCAGGAAACCGTGCTAAGTCACGGTTTCCTATTGTAACCGGGGAGGTCAACACGCCTTCCCAATGATCATGTTTTTTTGACCATTGTGCCGGCCATAATATGGATAGTCGGTTTATCGCCCACCCCACATTAAAATGTTCGCTCTCGGCGTAAACAACGGCTATAGACCTGCCCGTGTACCAGCCCGGTGCTTTGATGTGGTCAACTTTATCCCACCAGTGTGCATAATGTTCGCGTATTAGGTCATGGCAATTACTAGTGCGTTTCTGATCTCTACTAGATGGGTAACCAGTGCAACACAACATAAAATCAAATTTTGTCGCAGGCAATCTCTGACCATACAAAGAGCCAAACAATATCGCTGGCGAATTTAAAGTGATCAATAGCTTAGCAAAAATGTGGCCCACCACAATTGATAGGACCCCATAGTCCTCATAATAGATGGTAGTTTTACTTACTATATATGCTTCCCCTTTTATAATGGTCAAGGGCACATTCGGTGATTTTTGTAAAACTTCTCTAAACATGGGGAGCAATGTCGACCTTGCTTCATAATGCCACAGGCCTCCTAAATGTGGTTGCCACGCCCCCCAACCAATTTGAAATATTAAATAGTCCAATAAAGCATTAAAAGTCGCGCAACCATGTCCCAAAACCAACCAAGGCTCGCCAGGTAGATTAATTATTTTGGCGTCTTTTAAATCCTGGTTGGTGAAATCTTTCATAGGTTTCGATACCAGATGCTCCGGCAAAGCTTCCCTTTTGGATATTATGCTTTTAGAGAAGTGATGTGACTCTGAACTTCTTTTAACGAAAAACGAGTTACCACCATCTGGCACATCAGCACCAGCCTTCAAATCCACATCAGCTAACTTTCGGGTCCACGTTTGATGGAAAGTGGCCACCAACACACTAGCTGCAACCGTGCTTGCAGCTAAAAAACAGTAAACCACCGCCAAAAACATGTTTGAATTTCACAAACTACTGCCACGCAGTATTATTT